TTCAAGGTAGAGTTTGAATGTGAGTTTCTAGGATCTGTCAATACTCTTATCAATCCATCAAAACTTAGAAATCTTGTATATGAAAATCCTATTCAAAGAAATGCTGGATTAGACATTTACGAAAAACCAAGAGCGGAGCACAATTATCTTATGACTGTTGACGTTGCTCGCGGTATGGGCAACGACTATTCAGCATTTGTATTATTTGATATTACGGAGTTTCCATATAAGATTGTAGCAAAGTATAGAAACAATGAAATTAAACCAATGCTGTTTCCAAGTGTAATACTTGAAACTCTTAGGGGATATAATAATGCTTGGGTGTTGATTGAGGTTAATGATATTGGTGAGCAGGTTGCCAATATCTTACATTATGATTTGGAATATGAAAATATGTTGATGGCAGCAATGAGAGGTCGTGCTGGGCAGGTGGTTGGACACGGTTTCTCTGGTAAGAAGTCGCAAATGGGGGTGAGAATGACTTCTGCGGTAAAGAAGTTGGGTTGCTCTAACTTGAAGACGTTGATGGAGGATGACAAGTTACTAACACTTGACTATGACATTATATCAGAACTTACGACATTTGCCCAGCGCCATAATTCCTTTGAAGCGGAAGAGGGTTGTAATGATGACCTAGCAATGTGTCTTGTTATATTCTCTTGGTTGGTTGCACAAGAATATTTCAAAGAGATGACGGACAATGATGTTCGTAAGAGAATTTATGAAGAACAAAAAAATCAGATAGAACAAGATATGGCACCATTTGGTTTTCTTGATGATGGCATCAATGATATGACATCATTTACAGACAAAGATGGTGATCGTTGGCACACTGATGAGTATGGTGATAGGTCTTACATGTGGGAGTATTATTGATGGACTTAGATGACCAGTTAAAGTTAGGTCATCTTCTCCTTTTTGAAAGGAAGTGTAGAATTTGTGGGTCTACAAAAAACTTGGTGGAAGATTTTTACAGAACTAGAAAAGATAGAGGTCCAGTTGCATCATCATACTCATATGAATGCAAGGAGTGTACCAAGAAAAGAGTTAAAAAGACGAGTGATAACTGGGAATATCCTGATTGGTAAATATCACGTCTCAATTCCCCATTGAAAACAACCTTTTTAATAAATAATTTTAGATAATTCTGGACCAAGGAGAACACCAAGATGCCACTAAATTTAGCATCTCCTGGAATTGTAGTAAGAGAAGTTGACTTAACCATTGGAAGAGTCGATCCAGTTTCTGGTTCGGTTGGGGCTCTTGTTGCTCCATTCGCAAAAGGACCTGTCGATCTTCCTCAGTTAATAGAAAATGAGGATGACCTCTTAAACACTTTCGGCAGACCATATTCAGTCGATAAACACTATGAGCACTGGATGGTTGCTTCATCTTATCTTGCTTATGGTGGAACATTAAGAGTTTCCAGAGCAGATGATGCTCTTCTCAAAAATGCTTTTGTCGGTACTGCATCAAATATTAAGATTAAGAGTACTGAGCATTATGAGCAACTCGGATATGATGAGAACACCATCACCAACGTAACAGTTGCTGCAAAAAACCCAGGCACCTGGGCGAACGGCATTAAAGTTGCTGTTATTGATGCTAAGGCAGACCAAATTCTAACCGGTATTACAACCACTAACGTTTCTGTTGGATACGGATTTACCGCCGCAGTTCCTGCTGGAACAACTCTTCCTGGTGCTGGAACAACATCGATTGTTGATGGATACTTCCAAGGTGTCATTACTGAAATTGGTTCAAGCGAACTCTCGCTGAAACTGATCAAGCACGTATCTGCTGCTGGCACAGTAACAAACGTTGACTATCAACAGAATGGTGTTTATGCACTTCCAAACACAGGAAACGTTGCAATTCACACAAATGGTCAGGCAGCATCATTTGCAACCAGAGCATATACCGGCGAAAAGGATTGGTTTGAAGATCAAACAATCGCACTTTCCGTTGGATCACTCGAGTGGGATGCATTAGCAAACAAACCAGGAACTTCTGAGTATGCTGCTGCAAGAGGCGGTAGATTTGATGAAGTTCACGTTGTTGTTATTGATGACAAAGGAACAGTTACTGGTAATGCTGGATCAATTCTTGAGAAGCATTTGAATCTTTCCAAAGCAAAAGATGGTGAGTATTCGGTAGGATCTCCATCTTATTGGAGAAAGTATCTTTACACGAATTCAGACTACATCTTTGGTGGTTCTGCACCAGTTGGAGTAACAACAGTTGCATTCAGCGACAATGGCGTTGCACAACTCGAACTTGATGCTGATACTGGTTGGGATCAAAATGCAGATTCTGTAAACTTTGCTTGTGCTGGTTCACTTTCACTTACACTTGGTGGTGGAACAAACTATCAGGGTCAAACAGATCTGACAACTTCAACTGCACTTTATTCTGGACTTGACGACATTATTTCGGGATATACACGCTTTGAGAACACAGAAGAGTATGAAGTAGACTTCATTCTGATGGGTTCTGCAAACTATCCTAAGGAGCAGGCACAGGCACTTGCCAATAAGGTAATTGCTGTTGCAGAAGCAAGAAAGGATGCAGTTGCATTTGTTTCACCTTACAGAATGGCATTCCTGAATGACTCTTCTGTTGGTACAGTAACTGTTAATGACATTGACACTATCACCGACAATATTGTTGGATTCTATGCACCAGTAACTTCAACAACTTACGGTGTATTTGATAGTGGTTATAAGTACATGTATGATCGCTTTAATGATACCTTCCGCTATGTTCCTCTGAATGGAGACATTGCTGGTACTTGTGCAAGAACTGATCTTCAACAGTTCCCATGGTTCTCACCTGCAGGTACTTCCAGAGGTTCAATTCTTAACGCCGTTAAACTTGCATACAACCCAGGCAAGAAGCAAAGAGACATTCTGTATTCCAACAGAATCAACTCCGTAATCTTCTCACCTGGCGCTGGAATCATCCTGTTCGGTGACAAGACTGGATATGGTAAGTCCTCAGCGTTTGATAGAATCAACGTTCGCCGTTTGTTCATCTATCTGGAAGATGCAATCTCTGCTGCTGCGAAGGACTTCCTCTTTGAGTTCAACGATGAGATCACAAGAACCAACTTCGTGAATATTGTTGAACCATTCCTCCGCGATGTTCAATCTAAGAGAGGTATCTTTGATTATGTTGTTATTTGTGATGAGACAAACAACACTGCTGCCGTAATCGACAGCAATGAGTTTGTAGCGGACATCTTCATCAAACCAGCAAGATCGATCAACTTTATCGGTCTTACCTTCATTGCCACCAGAACTGGTGTTGCTTTTGAAGAAGTAATCGGTTCCGTTTAATTCAAATAGAGGTTAAAGCAAATGCCATCTAGACAACAGATCAATCCACCCCCACTCAGAAAGATTACTGACTTCAAGAGCAAGTTAACGGGTGGTGGCGCTCGCGCCAATCTCTTTGAAGTCGTTCTTACTTTCCCTGATGCTGCTGCACCTTCCACCGATGTTCTTGATAAAACAAGATTTTTGGTGAAGGGTGCTAACCTCCCAGCATCTAACATTGCTCAGATTGAAGTTCCTTTCAGAGGACGTGTTCTGAAAATTGCAGGCGATAGAACCTTCGATTCTTGGACCGTTACTGTTCTGAACGACACCGATTTTGCGATTCGCTCTGCTTTTGAGCGTTGGATGAATACAATCAACAGAGTATCTGATAATACTGGTCTGGTTAACCCAGCAGATTATCAAGCAGATGCTTATGTTTATCAGTTAGACCGTGATGGATCGACCCTTCGTTCCTACCGTTTCTATGATGTATTCCCAACTCAGGTAGCTCCTATCGAACTCTCATATGATGCCCAAGGTATCCAAGAGTTCACTGTTGAACTTCAAGTTCAGTGGTGGGAAGCAACTAAGGGCACTGGCACAAATGCTGGTGGTGAAGACATTAACTAAATAGAAGAATAAAGGGTACTTAGTTTTATACTATGGCAAAACTTTTTGGTTTTTCTATTGACGATAAACAAAATAAATCACCTTCGGTAATATCCCCCGTCCCTCAAACCAATGAGGACGGGGTTGATAATTATATTGCTAGTGGTTTCTACGGGCAATATGTAGATATCGAAGGTGTTTTTAAAACAGAGCATGATCTTATAAGAAGATACAGAGAAATGGCATTACACCCAGAGTGTGATGGTGCCATTGAAGATGTTGTCAATGAAGCAATTGTCAGTGATCTTTACGATTCTCCAGTTGAGATTGAGTTATCAAATCTCAATGCAAGTGAATCTCTCAAAAAGAAGATTAGAGAAGAGTTTAAATATCTCAAAGAAATCTTAGACTTTGATAGAAAGTCACACGAAATTTTTAGAAATTGGTATGTAGACGGAAGAGTTTACTACCTCAAAGTTATCGATATGAAGAATCCTCAGTCTGGGATTCAGGAGTTAAGATATATTGATCCATTGAAAATGAAGTATAT